GGTCGGGCATTCGGACATAAGCGTGGCATCAGCGGCCTCTCCAGATGTTCCGAGATGCTTCTTCACACGGACGGTGGCGCGTGTGTAACTGTAATTGGTCCTGTATGTCGCAGACGCCGCCACTGTGATCGTTGTGCCGATCTGAGAAAACACCATCTGTGTCCAAATGATATTACCGAGATCGTAATCGAAGCCATCATATCGCCATACGACAATACTGCCCGCGACAAATCGCGCATCGATATCCCACGTTGTTCCGACATTGGTTTGATTCGTCGTCGTAGATGCAACGTAATCGCCGGCTATGGGGAAACCGTCAGCATCGAGTGTCCCGAGTGCCTTTTTAGCGATATACACTTCCTCGAAAGCATCGCATTCGTGGGCTGCGTGAATGCAGATCAGATGCTGGTATTCATCCCGAGCACCGCTCGTCAATATCGCAACGACAGCGGACCCAACACGAGCACGACCGTACACATAGACGAACGGCGCTTCGGTACTGACGCTGGTGACGGTGCGGTCATTGAGGCTATCGTTGTACGCATTCCTCGCGTCGCGTTCGGATTTATCGCGCTGGAGCGCGAGTTGGTCTTGCTGATAGTAGCCATAGGCGGCCATGGCCACGCCGAGAGCCACACCACCCCAGCCAATAAACGCGCCGGCCGCCGGGCCAAGAAGCCAATATGCCGCCACCGTCACAACAAAGTCGAAAAGTCCGGCGTGCGCGTACGTCGGAAAACAGATCAGTGCTGCGAGAACGAATAGGTATTTCATCGTGCTTGAAACGCTCGTGACAACCAGCGCTGCGGGTTTGCGATCAGATCATCAAGATAATCCATTCCGGTTTCACCGGGATAACGCAATCGATGTTGTGCGGCATTGATTCGAAATATCGGGCGTCGTTTCAATGCGTAAGCGGATGTTTCGCATTTGATCTGGACGCCACCTTCTTCGCCGTCGATATTGATGATCGCCGTATCCATGATTCCGCGCCAGCAGAGTACGGGCGTTCCGACAATTACATAAGACGTATCCATGGGGCACATATACATTTTAATCGCTCGGCCTCGATATTCCTCGACAGGACCGATCGCAACCGCAAGCCACGCGGCTTGCGCGGCAACGAGCGTGAATGTTAAAGCCTTCGGATCAGCCCCTTCCGATTCTTCTACCGGGGCGATACGCAGAATTTGTCCAAGCCCCGACCAATCGTATCCACCCCAATTGATAGTTTGATTGAACGATGACAGTCGCTGCGTGCCGGTGGAAAACTGCATTTCCACAAAATAAACCGCCCGAGTGATCGGCTTTTCGAACTCGGTCTGTTGCGGTGTCGATAGGATCGTCATGGCCGCCAATCCTCAATCAGCGCCATACCAAAACCTTTGACGATGCGAGGTGTGTAGTCCCATGTCACCTCACTCGTCGTCCGACGAAACAGTGCTGCAGGTCGATCCCATACGACCACATCTGCAGCGGAAAACGCATTGCGCAACGGCGGTTCTATGGCCACAGAAATAACACCCGATCCGTTTGCGGTCGCATCGCTTGTGACCATGACGACCTGTTGGGTTGCTCCGCTACCGAGTTGCAGCAGGTCGCCTTGAAGCAGCGTGGTGTTGGCTTGACCAATGCCGGCGTCCAGGCTGAGTGTGGTCGCTCCCTGTGCTGCGGCAGATCCAAGCACAGGGGAGCCGCGCATCGTCCCGAGCGGAACCGGGCGCCGAATATCGTAGAACGATAATTGATTGGTCTGGCCCTTGAGCAGCATGATAAGTGCCTTCCACGCGCCCGCAGAAGCCTCATATAGCGGATTAACCTTGAATGTGACCGACCATACTGGCCCAGCGACTTCAAGCACCTGTGCGCCGAACAACGACCTGCTGGTGACATCGTTGCGCCGCTGCCCCCATGACAGGTCTGAAACGGTAAGCAGCATGGCGGGGGTAAGGGTGAGGACGGACATTTACATTCTCCCCGTACGACGCAATGAGTCCATAAGTTGGGCATTACCGTTACGCACCGCTTGATCGACCACTCGGGCTACTTCAAAACGATCGGTGCGACTGTCGATGTTGATCACAGGGGCATAGTTGATCGACACTCCGCCGCCTTTGATATGCACACCGAGATCGTTGTTGGCCATCCTGGTAAGCGGCATGATGGCTTCGCCAGGACTGCCTACTTTCTCGCCCATCACGCCTTGCGCAAACGCGAACATGGTCGGTTTGTTGACCACAGTGTTTCGGTACGATTCGAGGCCCGTATTGGCAGCGAACGCATTACCTTTAGCGTTGTACCATTCCATGGGAACAGCCCCACCGCCTGTAGCCGCTGCGGCCCCACCACCGCCACCACCGAGCATTCCCATCACCCCACTCGCAATTGGCCCAGTGATCAATTGTTGCGTTTTGATTCGCAGCAGGTCCGCAATAATCGAACGTGCCATATTCCCAAAGTTGAACGAGCCCGTTTCGGTCATCTTCAACATTTCGTCCGTCATATTGCTCATAGCGTTAGTGAACGCACCCTCCATGCCCTTGGAAATATTGGCAGAATTATCCGCATAGTTTTCAAGAGCACGAATAGCGCCGTTCGACCAATCAGCCTCAGCCATCCTGCGTTTATCGAACGCATCTTTCCACATCGCAGTCTCTGCTGTGGCGGTATCACCTACAAGACGCAACCGCGCCATGTAGGCTTCCCGAATTTCAGGATCGTTGGCGGCTCGTTTGTCGAGAGCCATTTGATTCAGGGTGCGCTGCCGATCCTGCACGGCACGTTCTTCAATAGCACCGCGGCCCGCAATGTCTTCTCGGGCGATGTCGCCACGGGCAACACCAGCCTGCTCGCGCGCAAAGCCTCGTGCGGTTGCGTTCAAATACGCCTGCGCCGATTGTTCGGCTTCGGCATAGGCGCGCGCCAGGGACGATATGGCAGCCGCCTGTTGCTCGATCAGAACGGCAGATTTACTTGTATTAGTTTCAACCTCTTTGTTAAGTTTTGATTGCAAATCCAATACCCGTTTGTCGCTCTCTTTTTGCGAGGTGCCGCGCTCGGCGCCCGTGAACAGTTCGCTCTGACGTTTACGCTCCTGTCGTTTTTCGAGATCGATCTCGGCGTTGAGAGCATCGACCGTAAGTTTGGACGAAATGCTAAGCGCGGCCTGCTTGGCGGCGTAATAGTCCCGATCGCTGACCGCACCGGACGCATGTAGCGCATCCAGTTTTTTGTTGTAGTTGTCGTACAGATTCAACTGCGTATCAAGCTCTTTCTGCAACACGGCTGTGTTGTATTCGAGCGTTGCTTTATCGAACGCCTTTTGCGTCGGAAGTTTGATAGCGGCAATGCGCGCGGCGCCTTCGGTTGCGGTGATCACACCGCGTTTAACCAGGTCAGAAACCTCGCCCTCGGATTTCGCAATCAGTTTCGATAGTTTCAACGATTCGGAATAATATTTCAACGAATCTTCATCAAACTTGGCACGGTCCTTACCGTCGCGCGTGCGCTCACCCTCGGCCTTGGCCGCCTCTTGCGCTGTCTTGGCAATCGCCTGTTGTTTGACAAGAACGGCCTGCAACGTAGCCAATTCTTTATCCTCGTCAGCGCTGCGTCCGGAAAATATGCCACGCCCTGGTGCCGATTTTTGTTGCAGTGCTGCGATTCTGCTTTGCGTGCGTTGGATGATGCTCTCGGCACCACTATCTTCGCCACGACCAATGTCGAGCATTGAATCCCATGCGTCTTTTGCCGTTGACATGACACCACGCCATGCGCGTTCCACATAGCCGAGGTTCTGCACCATATTTGCGGTACGAGAGTCGATAGCATCTGCGTAAGCGATTTGTGCGACCCGCCCAGCCTCCAGCACATGGCCCTGTTCGATAAGCGCCTTGATTTGCAAATAGGTCGCTGTCGTGAGATGGCCGGTCGATTCGTTGAGCTTTAAACTCGCGGCCAACGGGTCTTTGCCGAGAGCCGCAAATTGCTCTACAGTCTTTGCAACTGCAACGCCACCCTCTTTCTGCAATCTTAGCGCCGAAACGGTCACTCGTTCCATCTGATCGGAAACGATACCGCTGTTATTTGCGAACACGGTGAGCGCTTCGGCCGCAGCGCCTTTGGTAACACTGGCGGTCTTGGCGATTTCTGTCGCCATGGTCTGCATCAAGCCGATTGTCGTGCCAGTCGCGTTGCCCGTAAGAATCAGCGAATTGCGGTAGGCGTCGGTTTCTTTTGAGCCCTGATAATATGCCACGCCCACCGCCGCCACCGCTGCCGCCACGACGGTGAATGGATTGATCAGGGTCAGCAGATAACCACCCATGGCTTTCGCTGCGGCGCCGACACCGCCGAAAATATCTTTCAACTGTCCGCCTTGTTGCAGCAGCACCGTGAGTGGGGCTTGACCACCTTGCAGCGATACCACAATATCGGTCAGTTGCTGGGGCACCTGGCGCAACGCCGCGTTGGTGGCTTTGGCAGTCATACCCAGACCGCCGTACGCAGCGTTGGTGCCCATTGTGGCGGCCTGGGCGGCCCGTTGCTTGGCATTCACCGCGTCAAGTTGATCAAGATACGGTTTCAGCGATGTAGTATCGACGCCTTTTTGCTGGGCCAGCAACCTGAAGTATTCCGAAGTGTTGCGCCCGCCGGCATCCATGGCGGCGGCGGTGCGCTGAATGCTGCCGATCATCGCAGCAGTGGATCGATCGAATTTTTGGGCGCCTGCGGCGCTCGATTCGCTGATCGAGGTCGCCATGCCACTGACCGCCGCCGACGCCTCCTGTGCCCCCTTCTTGACGCCCGAGGCGTCCAAGCTGGCTTCGAGTTGGACTTTACGATTGTCGGTCATGATGGGGCATTATGACGGTTTCCGCATAGTCTGCAAAGCGGCTTCCTCCAGGACGCGGATGTCCTCGAATAGCCAGTCCCAATGTTTGGCATCGAGCCCCATTCGGTCCATGAGATGGAACACAACGTTGTAGTCAAGCCCCTCTCTGCCGTTGAACCCCACTCGCCACTGTTTTCCGACTTTCGAGAATAGATCGAACGCCGGCCAGTTGCAGGCCCACACTTTGATATCAGACTCACCGTAATCGTCTGCGGTGAGCCCGAGCGCGGCCAGTTCGCGCTCGTCATTGCCGGGTTCGTAGAGTTGACTGGCAACCCGTGTCAGTTTCCCAGCCGCACACCCGTCAGTTCGGCAAAATACTTGTCGATGATGGCTTTCGGTGCCGACAGATATTTCTTGCACAATGCCGCGACATTTTCTTCGGTGAAAGCATCGGGCATGTCCCAGCCGTTGACGATATCCATGATCACTTCGATATCTTTGCGCCCTTCAAGCCCTGCGACAAATGCGTCAAATTCATCGCGCGAGCGAGCCTTGAACTTGAACACCACATCGCCGGCATCTCCGCCGGGCACCGGGATCTCGACCTTGGCCGAAAACGTCGGATCGGGCACGAGAGTGATTTTGACTTTAGCCATGACGCATCCTTATGGTTGAAAAACCCCGCTGGTCAGGCGGGGCGATTGTCGCTTACGAAGCGTAGCGGACCGGGGGACCCATGAGCGAGAACGTTGCGCGCACACCCATGATCTGGTTTTTGGTCATCGTCGGCGTTTTGTTGAGCGAGATATACCCGTTGTAGAGGATCAACGAGCCGCTGGGCAAGGTCGCTTTCAGGCCGGTGACTGCGCGAGAAGTGGCCGCCGCGTCGAGCGCGATATAGCCAGCCAGAGAGGCATCGTCAGCGATGGTGAGCGCGATCGACATCGGAGATGCCTGGGTGGGCAACTGAGACTCGAAATCTTGTTCCAGGAACGAATAGGCCACGAAACCCATCTCGCCGCCGCTCGACTGCAGTTCCAGGACCTGCGAAATTTGCGTCCAGGCGCTGATCTCGCGAAACGAACCTGTGCCGGTGCCGGCAGGATAGTTTGTCGTGCTGGTGCTATCCAGACCTTCGTAGGCCAGGCTGGAACCCGAAGCACTGGCGGCCCGGAAGATCCGCTGATTCACACGCGACCAACCGCTGGTGACTTCAATGAACGCCCCCGTGGTAACGCCGTGCGGCGCACTGGTGGTGGCCACAGCGGGGTTGGCATTGGTGACGGCCGAAACCGTATCCGCTGCGACATAGGTGGTTGCGAGCGCCAATGTGACGCCGTTGGGGAGAGCTACTGACATGATGGCACCTCGCTAAAAGGGTTAAAAGACCAATTATCGGTCACTCCAGATACTAAAGTCTTGTATCGAAGTGCGCAAGTCGGTATCCTCATCGATATCGGCATGCATCGCCCCCTCGGGCGCTGCCTGGAAAGCGGTCGAAACGATCAGTGCCGCCTCGATCGCCAACATAAGCGTCATCGCTTCGCTTCGAGTCGATGAAAATACGTTGATCTGTACCATCGAATTGCGTTTGCTGGGAACCGCCCGATCCATGAACGTCGGAGAATCACCACCGATCTGCTGGTAGGTCACGAAAGGTGTCTGGGTGCCATAGGGCGCCACATCGGGAAACACCCGCGGACATTGAACCTGCAGCGCGGTGGTGAGCAGCGATTCGAGGCTCATTTCAAACCCTCTGCAAACTTTTGGATCAGCACTTTCTCCATCGCATCATGCGCACGCGGAAAAGCTGATGTGGCGTTGCGTAGGAACGAGCGTGCGGGTACCTGGATTGGCACAGGTAGTGTCACGTAATAGGCGTCTTTGATGGCTTGCGAGGCACGCCGTTTCGGTGGCGGTTTGCCCTGCATCCCCGGTCGCACCATGGGGCGGACGTTGCCAAATTTATCCTTGTAGTAGCGATAGCGCTGCAAGTGACCATATTCGACAAGAATTCCGTGGGGCGCTTTTTTCGCGTTCCAACTGACGTGATAGGTGGCCCGAAATGGACCCGAATTGTCAGCACTGTACGCCTGGTAAATCGAACGCTCCAGATTGCCGGTATAGCGCCGCAGCCGCCGCACGTTCGACAACACCTGTTCGTAGAGCACCTGAGCGCCGGCCTGGGCAGCTGGGCGCATCGCCGCCTCGATATTGTCTCCGAGACTGTTCAGGAACCTGTCGAGATCGCCCATATCGGCGCGAATGGTCAGACTCATGTGACCACCTCGCAAGTGAAGTCGGTGAACTCACGATCAATGCGGTCGGGGAGCACGGCATGAATCCTGTAAATCACCCCATCCTCGGTGATGCGCATTGCTGCCGTGATGTCGGTCCTGTAGCGCGTCCGAATGCTGGTTTTGACCTGTGATGTGGGGGCACCCGATTTAATGCTCTCAAGTCCTTTTACAGACCGGATATTCGCCCAAGCGGTATCGACGGTAGTCCAAGTCAGCACCGGCTGTCCGAGCGCGTCCTGGCTGGCGGATTGCTGCTCGAATGTGACCAGACGGTTGAGACGGGTATCGGGCATCACCGTCCCCAGCGTTTCGCGGTATCGAGCAACGAAATCACACCGGCAGGCACGTCGATGTCGGCCGAACGGTGCTGGTCCATCTCGTAAACATGCATCAGGAGTGCCGCGCGCACGGCGTAGGGCAGCACCGTGGCACCTGCCACATAGACGACTTTGACCGCATTTTCGATATCCTGAATAACAGGCCACACGATTCCGAACGCACGATAGATTTTCGTCGTCAGACCGTAGTCATCCACGAAGTAATTGGCACTCGCCCATGTCTGCACTGCGCCGTTTTCGTCCGTGTATTTTACGCTTGTGACCGACGTCACAGGACCGCGCGGCAGTTCGATCGCACCGTAACTGTCACAAGGAAAACGGTCGAATGCTGCTTCAAGTGTTTGCGAGCCAAACGACTGGCTGCAATATTCCTGTGCATGGTCGAGCGCTGCGGCCAGAAAATTCACCATCTCGGCATCTTGGGCGGCAGTGGTCGTCACATGGCGCAGATGCGTCTTCAAGTCCGCGGTCGTGATGACTTGCGCGGGCGGGGTGGTGATTTTGAATCCGCTCATGGTGGACTACTTCCGGCGCAAACCGAGAACCGGGCGCTCTTTGCCGTCAGTGATGACAGCCTTGTTGTCGATGGTGACCGTTTCAACGGGTTTTACAAAACCGTGCTTGACGGCATGATGTGCAAGGTATTCGGTCAGTTTGACCTGTGTGCCCGCAACATATTTGTCGTCAGGCCGACTATCGACGGAACCATCAAAGTCTTGTAATACGAGATAAAGCATGATTTAGCCTATCCTTCTGGCACGAATCGTACCGTATGCCGCCAATGTGGATGCCGTGAAAAGCGCATGCGCAACGAGATAGACGGTCGTTGCGACAGTGAGCAAAAGACGAACAGTTGGTGTCGGATAGAGCCATTCGGTCGTTGCACCCGGAACAATTGCCGGAAACGATATGGCCGATTGACTGCCGCCGTTCTGCATTGTCGCACTCACGGTCGAAATGCCACTCGAAAGATGGGTCATGGATGTGGATGCCGCAGGCGCAAAGCCAACAACGCCAGAAACATCCCAGTCACCAGGGGGCAACGAGATGGATGTGACATTGGCATCCGTGTTTGTGACCAGACCGGCAGCAGCGGCTATCGGCACCGACGCCGAAACGTATTCGCCAATCACACCGATCACCGAAGCACGCTCGGCATCGGTGTCGGCAGAAAGTAAATCATCGCGCAGGGACATGATGCTACTCCTTGGTGCTCTGATGTTGCTCCGAGATTGGCGCTGAGTGATCATAGTTCTTTTCGATCTCGGCCGCTGTGGGCAATGTTTCGCGCGGCGTCATGCTGAGTTTCAGCATACCATCCGCCTGCGTGTGGAAACCGATGTCCACCGTGTCGTAGCCATAGAGACGCGCTGACCGAGGGTACATCGAGTCCATAAGTGTTGTCGTTTTCGGCGTCTTGATGTCGATCCCGCGCGCAAAGGCCACGCCACACCAGAACTCAACACACGCGCGACCTTTCTCGGCATCGTGAACGTTTGGATAGGTGAAATCCATGCCGAACAGGCTGATTTTCGTAGCGCCAACATGGATTGCCAGGGCAATTGCGTAGGGTGCGGTATTGTTGAAATACTCCAGCCCAAAATGATTCAGCACATCCTCCAGAGGGTATTCCTGCAGGGCCGGATAGTCAGGGTGCCCCCGGCTCGTAATGACAGGGGCGCTAGGATTTTTAAGCCACTTGAGCATGGCCGCAATATTTGAGGTCGGCAATGCTGCCGCACGGATCTCCTGAATACGCACGTCATCCATGTGGAAAATCAAGTCACAGGCGAACACATCGCCCAAGGCGTTGATTGACCACACTTCATCGCAGAAATTCGACCGGCCGCCCAGTCGTTTCGTGATCTCGAAATACTGATCGAGTGACGGGCCGAGGCCGAGGATGCAGATGTGCTTTTGATCAGGCGCCGGTTCGGTCACAGGAATCTCATCGCGCGCGCATACGGCGATCAGCGTGCGGCCAGGCATGTCACGCTCTACTTCGGACTCCGGCCCAGCCTGGCCCCACCATTCGGTCACGCACCAGCCGCATTCACGCAGTAGCTCCGCGAACTCGTGTTTGGTGTAATGCCGGAAGTGGAAAGCGGTCGTGGCGCCGTCCTCGCGCATCCAGGGCATCACATCTTCGTTGGGGACGGAGCAGATCAGGCGCGGGGATGCTTGGCGTAAGGCGAGCAACAGGGGGCGCGGATTTTCGATGTGTTCGATTGTTTCGAAACTGATGGCGAAATCGGCATCATGGAATGAGGGCGGTGCGTTACCATCGGCGACGATAAAATCAAGACGCTCACGACTGTGATCGCTACGGTAATTCAGATCGGCATATTCGATCGCCTCCGGTTCGATATCGTAGCCGATCACATGGCATCCGACATCGGCCAGAATAGCCGTCCCATACCCAATACCGCAGGCAAAATCAATTACCCGACCCCCGCTCGGTATCTGCTTCGCTGCCCACTCGTAGCGCGCCACATGGTCACGCCGGATACCGTCGAGCGTGGGGGAGACTTGTCGTTCACCGTCAATCATGATTTGCTTCCTCATCCGAAGTTGAAAGGGTGCCGGGTTTCACGGCGGCCAATGGGATGAGCATCAGCCCCAGTTCGCTTACGGGTTGGTCGTGGGCGCGAGGTTGGGATTACCCAACAGCGCTATGGCACCAACCACACCGACCGAGGTCACGCCGGTCTGCACGGCGCTGATGTTGACATAGCGCTTGGAGCCACGATAGCCGATCCGCTTCGTCACCTCTTTCGAGACTTCGGCGGTGCGCGGCGTGGTGGCCAGCAGCGATGCCAGCACTTCGGTGCCCAGCAGGTCGGCATCGGCGACAGATGTCAGGGTGCCCGTCACATCGCCTTCCTTGACCACCAGAGTCACAACGGTGCCGGTCGTGGTGACCGAACCGTATGCCACCAGAAACTCAAGGCTACCGTATCCCTGCTTGTCGATCACCAGGCCCGTTTTCGTTGCGTTCGCGCCGATGGCGGCCGGCACAATGGCCGTTTTGGTGCGAACGTTATTATGCAAGTCATTCATGGTGTTCTCCTGGAGTTACGACGTTGCGAACTTCATCAGCTTGATGGCTTCGAAGTTGTTGATGCCACCACCGAACCGGCGACGGAAATTGAATTTCACGTTGCCTTTGCTGGTGAACGGATCGCGGATGATCGTGGTGCCTTGGCGATTCACGATCGTGTAGCCGCGCTGGAAGTTGCCGTAGGCCAACGAATACGAGCCGGCCGCGAGCACCGGCATGTTGTCGTCGATCTCGACCGGAGAGCCCAGGAAACGCCCACCAAAGCCCGCCGTGGTGTCCGGCTGCCACAGGTAGTAGGAGCCGCTGCCGTCCTTCATCTGGCGCATCTTGGCCAGCGTCGAATCGCCGGTCAGCCAGTAGGCGCCCGGACGGTACTGCGCCTTCAAGGAATGCTGCAGGTCAATCAGTTTGTCGGACGGCGCCACCGAAGCGAACGCAGCCGATTTGCCGGCCAGGATGTAGCCCACCGAACCCCATGCGTACGAAGCGTTAGCCACGTTGGTGTAGGCGGTGATGCCGCGGGCTTTCCCGACGCCGTTGCCGGTGATGAACTCGGATCCAGCGCCTTCGCCAAAACCGATGCCGGCTTCCATCGCCAGATCCGATTCCAGATCGACACGGGCGTCATCCAGCGTTTCTTGCTGCACCCAGGGCTCGACTTCGGCCGTGAACACCTCGATCTCGACTTGCGAGTATTTCGGCTCGGTCGTCTCGCCGCCGGCATTGCCGTTGGCAATACGGCGCATGGCCATACCGCTCGTCTTGACCATCTTCTGCCACTTGGAAGTGCCGATGGTCACGGTGCGTGCCAGGCGACTCATGGCGCTCATCACAGGCATGAAACGATCGATTGCCATATCCAGTTCGGGCAGCACCAGGAAACCGCCGTCCGGGTCGCTGGAATTGCTCATAGCCTTGCGTTGCAGTGCGAGCATCGTTTCTTTCGACACGTCACCTTCACGCAACTGACGATTGAACGCCTGGCGCCATTCGAGCATTTCGGGCGTATCGTTTTTTTCACCGCCACCGCCTTGCAACGCGGCACGACCGGCTTTTTTCTCAGCCTCGGCCGCTTGCTTTCGGATCTCGATCATTTCTGCTTCGATTTTATCGAGCTTGGCCTGCAATTCGGCAACGGATTTGCCGTCAGCTTTAGCTTTGAGCAGCGCATCGTTGGTTTCTTTGAACAGATCGAACACTCGGCCCTGTTTTTCGATCAGGTCGATTGCGGGTTGCAGCGGGGATGTTTCACCAGCAAACATCATCGGCATGCCGATACCGACGGCACCAACGGCCGCGAGCATGTCGTGCGTGACGAGCGGATGGCCGGCAACGGCCATGGTAGCGAAGACTGCCAGCACTGCCAGCATTCCCCATTGAAAAATGCGTTTCATTTTGAGTTCCTCTTTCGATCAGACATTGAAAATCGCGTTTCGGCGCTCGATGGCGTCGATCAGCGGCTGCATGCTGTCCTCAGAATCACTCTGCGACAACGACTTGACCCTGCTGATGAACAGCATGGCCTCGCGGCGGGACAAGCCTGTATCACGCAGGTATTGCTCCGCCGACTTCAAACTGTCCAAGGCTTCCAGCGCCTTGACGCCTTGCACACGCGCGGCGTCATTGGCGGGGAATGTAACGAGCGACACCTCCCACAGATCCACCTGGGTCAGTGTGGTAATTCCGGTCACCTTGTCATAATTCTCGGTGCGCGGCACAAAGCCAATCGACAGGCCGTTGATGGCGGGCCGGGGCTGCATGCTCATGAGGGCATAGGCTTCGGCGCCGCGCGCCGTTTTGAGTTCAAGTTGCCCTTCGAGTTTCAGGCCGATCGCGTCCTCCGACATCTGCATGTAGGCGCCAATCGGTTCGCCACTACGGTGTTGCCACAGCATGGCCGGCATAGTATCTGCGGTCTTGTGCTGGGCCAAAGTCTGTGAGAACGCACCAGGCGCCACGATTTCGTCGTACGAGTCTTTGATCCCGAACACCGAACCATAAC